TTTGCAGTTCAGAATCTTGTGGCAAATCTTTACGGGCATCACCAACAAAGCCTTGAAGCGACTTTAAATATTGGATTGGGTCTTTTGGCTGGTGATAAACAGATGGGAATTTAGTGATTTTGCTGTATTTACCCATGTAAGATTCAACAAAACTGTCGGTTAATTCAACAATTTCGTCATAATATTCAGCTAATGCTTGGTGCTTGGCATAACTGTCAGTAGACCAATGGAAGAAATGCGTATTCGTAGCTGAATGAAGCATTGTTGCGGCAAATAAAGCACAATTTTCCATATAAATCCTTAAGTTATGGGATCATTTTCCTCGATTTTATCAAGAATATCAATCATTACAAGGCATCCGCCACCTTTTTTTATTTCACCACGCTGAACCATCAAGATGTCAATTTGTTCGTCATTATCAAATACACCAGCGTCAGCTAGTGCATCCCACAATGCTTTGATTCTATTGTCAATATCTTGTTTGCGTCTGTCTTTAGGGTAGAGCGTAACTTGCATTTCAAGTCTTGCCGTACCTAGCTTTGGCACTCTGTACTCAATCACATAATCTTGCACCTGCTCTTTAAACTGTACGCCAGCTTTACTAACATATCTGCGGTGGCCGTGTGTACCCCAGTAATGATTTACCGATGGTGGTAATGGCAGGTTAAGCACCAACATTTAAGAGTTCCTCGGTTTGTACCAGTAATTCTTCTTCCGTGACAGAATACTCCCTTTCAAAGCGTTTTCGACCCATGCCGTGAATACTGGTATTTGATCCTCGGTGATGATAGGGGCAGAGTGGGATAACAGGGGCATTACTTCGCTTACCAGTTCGTCTAATGTGATGCAGTTCTGCTGGCGTTCCCTCATTGCCTTGATGCCTACATAATGAGCATCCCAATTCAGCGGTTCGCCTGTAAATTTCTTTCTCATGCTTAGTGGCCATTGGCGTGATCGCAAGCCAATTGTTCCAGCTTTTCAGAACTTTCAGCAATATCAACGCTGAGTTGTAGCAGGATTACGGGGTCACCTTTGCTTAATGCTTCGTCAAACATACGCAACAAAGTTTTAAGAATTAAGAATTCTTCTGTAAGGGTCATCATTTTAAAATCCGATCTTGTGTGCGGTTAGATACTTCAAGGGTCTGCCATGTGGAATGGCGTAGTTTAGCGGCTTCCAATTCCCATTTCAGCTTTTCAGCGTTTTCTGTAGCCACGCCAATAGCTTTGCATAAATCTTGATATTCTTGGCTGGCGTAGGCTTCACGCTCTTGTGCTCCAATAGTTTGTTCGCCTGACTTCTGCATCATTATGGCTTTTAATGAACTTTTAAATGTTTCCAGTTGTGCCAATTCACCTCGGGCAGATGCAAACGCACCAGCGTTTTTAATGATGAAATCAATACAAGCATTTGGGTCTATTTCTCTCATTTTCCTAGTTTCTCAATTTGTGTTTTAGTAACTTTAGGGTTTTCTGTTAAGAATTGGTCTAATCCCCGTGTGGCTACTTCTTCTTGCTTAACGCCTTGAGTTTTAAGGAGTTGTGCAAGGTATTGTTGGCCTGTACCTTTTTGGTTTTGCAAATTCATTACCGCTTCGTCTAGCGGTGAATAGAATCCAAGTGCGTTCTTTTCAGGCTGGCGTAGTGCATCAGCTACTTTAGCTGGCTCTATTGGCGGTGTTACATCATTGATGCTTAAACCAATTGGCAGGTCTTTAGTAGCTTTTACAGCTTTAGAGCCAAAATAACCTAAAGATGGGGCAATGTATTCGCCTAGTGTTTCGTGTTGCTTGTAGCCTTCATACGGCTCTGTGGCACGGGGTACAAAGTCTAGCGTGGATTCAGTAGTTGGTGCGGTTTGCGTTAGTGCTTTAGCGTAAGGATTTGTCATAAACTCAGCGGCATTGCTGAAGTTTTGTACGCTTTTAGGTAAATAGCTTTGTACAGTATTGCGTAGATCACGCAAATCACCCATTGTTCCTACAGCTTGGGCTACTCCACCCCTAGCTAATGATTCAGCTACATTCGGAATAACCTTGGCTGTGTTGACCATTCCTTGACCAGCTTCTTGCCATTGTTGGGGGTTCTGAAACCCACGCAACATATTGGCAAATGCTTGGCCCAATGATGGGTCATTTGGGTCGTACTCAGGGTACATTAAAGAACCTCTTTATCCAAGTCTTTGAGTTTATTGGCAATCATCTTTCTACGGGCAATGCGGTCAGCTTGTTGCTTTTCAAGCGTAGATTGCTTGTGTGGGCGTAGCATTGCATCTTCAGGCTTGTACTTGCGGCTCATTGGTTTCATTCTTCAGCATCCCGTTTGCCCAAGTAACGGCCATAGGCTTCTTCAAGGGTGGCTTTGCGGTCACCTTTGGCGTTATCACGCTCAACATTGAGAGCAATAGCTAATGCCTGTTTTTTAGGCTTACCAGCCTTCATTTCGGCTTTCATGTTCTTGCCGACCGATGCTTCTGTACCTGATTTATCTAATGGCATGGGGTATCTTTACTTAAGGTTAATAAGTTTGTAGGTTGTAGTATTGATTAAATCTGCAATCTCATCAATGATATTTTGCAGTTCAGAATCTTGTGGCAAATCTTTACGGGCATCACCAACAAAGCCTTG